TGTTTTCTTATTAAACCCATAAGTTTTTCTGCAAATAGCATGAGCAACTTTTGCCTGATTCTTTGTTAGGTTTGCACCAATTAATTCTTCGTAAAGTTCATTGGCTAGTTTTGTATAGCCATTATCAAGATCTGCCACGGTAGGCCTCTCTTGCCGTCGTTGATTACCAAAATCAGCATATGCAACGTTACTCATGCTGCCTCCAATTGCTCTCTAGCCAGTAACCCAGCGATCCACTGAATTCCTTTAGGCGTAAATTTAACTTGTGTGTATGCGTGACCGTTGATTTGATTCTCACCTGTTTTTACATCAAAACGCCCTGCGTCAAGGTGTTCTGAATAAGGTGTTAATTTTCCAGCCAGTTTGTACATAATTCGTTTTGAAAGTAGAAACTCTCTAAAGAAGTTCTCTTTCACTTTTAGTAATTTACTTGTTTCTCTAAAACCCAGTAAGCCAGTTGCTTGAACATACCGATCAACAAATTCAGCTTTAGGCGCTGCAATTGCTAATTTCTGTTCTGCTATTTGTTTTTGCTCTGCCAAGTCAGCAGCGAGTCGCAAGGCTTCTGGTAGCGTTTGAGGTATGAAGGATTTTTGAGATTCAAGCTCTTGCCAGCGTTTAATGATTGCCATTCTTAACTTGATGCTGTAACCAGAAATCAGACACAAACATTCTTCTTTGTTGAGCAGAAGCATTTGCTGTGTTCTGTTTTTAGTGTCTATGTAATCTCCTAACTTTTCAGGAGATTGAATTTCAACCAACATCTTACGGATATCAGCCATCACATTGTCGTGTCTCTTGCCTGTAAGGTCTGCAATTTCACGACTACTCATGGTTAATTCACCACTGTTTACTAAAGTAGTTATTTGATTCATAATTACCTCATTGGGTTGTTGTTAAATTAAGTCCATTTGTTGAGAAGCCTCACCATTCGCAGTAGTTGAGGCTTTTCTTTTTGGTGCTTTGACATGTTCAAGCATCTGAATTAACGCTCTAGCCTCATCACCTTGCAATATCACTGTGTCATCCGGTGTCTCATACCCAATAGCGACTAAAAGCCTTGCACAACGTTGTATGAAGCTTAATTGCGTTTTAGATTGTTGAGATTGCCAGCGAGATATTTGTGATTCGTGAATACCCGTCCTTTTCGCTACTTCTCTAGCGCCAGTAACAAGTATCCCTTTCATGATTTTTGATTCGATTTCTCGAAATTTGCGTTCGTTTGATAGTTCCATTTGTTAAATTCCTTCTTAAATTACTTCCCATATTGGGAACAGCAGTAATGTTCCGTGGCTCATTCCATATGAGCGGATTGTTTGCTCTGAGAATTTACTCTGAGCGGTCTAGCGATGTTAAAGAGCTGGTGATACTTATTTACCTGATGGGAACGGTTTAACTTCTTCAGCTTCAACTGTTCCATCTTGTTTTCTGATAACGAAAATATTTCGTTTTTTTAAAATTGCTTTACTTATCGCACTTTGCCTAACACCTAACAATTCAGCCGTTTTGTGTTGTCCTAGCTCAGTAGCAAATTTAGTTAATGGGACTCTTTCCATAGTTTCTCCTTTTTTAATTATTATCACCGCAAGTGATAAAATAGTCAACACCTGCGGTGATTGGTAAATATTCCATTTGGTAATAAAATTGCAGTATGAAAAAGAAACCGATCACAGAAGAACAAAAAGCTGATGCTCTTCGCCTGAAAAATATCTTTGAGGCAAAAAAGAAAGAGCTTGGCTTATCACAAGAAACCCTAGGCGATTCAATCGGCATGGGGCAGAGCGCTGTTGCTCAGTTATTGAATGGAGTAAACGCTCTAAACATAGAAAACGCGGCAAAGTTAGCTGAGGCGTTACAAGTTACCGTTGATGAATTTAGCCCATCCCTAGCTAAAGAAATTAGAGGCATGTTTAAGGCTGTCAGCCCATTAAAAACACCAAGCATGGATGAGAAATATCAATACCCTCTATTCACTAAGGTACAGGCTGGCGCTTTCTCAACAGAATTTAACTCATACACTCAGAAAGATGCTGTGTCGTGGATACCAACAGCTAAGAAAGCCAGTGAGCGCGCTTTTTGGTTAGAAGTTGAAGGTCAATCAATGACAGCACCACCAGGAGGTAAACCAAGCTTTCCTGAAGGAATGCTTATCTTGGTTGATCCTGAGGAAGAAGTAGAGTTCGGAGATTTCTGTGTCGCTCGTTTGCTAAATGATGAATTCACATTCAAACGATTGATTAGAGATGGTGGGGTTGAGTACCTAGAGCCGTTAAACCCACGCTATGACCTGATCCCTATTAATGGTAACTGCACAATCATAGGTAAGGTAATCAAGTCCCAATGGCCTGACGACACGTTTTAGGGTGTGGCATCTAAGTTTGATATAAAATAATTTAAAAAGTTGTTGACATAGGGTTGGCAACTGGAATAGTCTAAGGACGTCAAGCCCAGCCCCGTTCGTAGACAATAGTTAATATCTACATAACGGCTCTGGGCATTTTTTATTTCAACATGAAAAAGACAGCTATTCTTATTGATGCGGGATTCTTTATCTCCCGAGTTAGCGCTGTAAAGCGAAAGCATTTTAAAGATCATGATTTAAATGCATCTCATCTAATGAAATTAATATGGGGACTTGTTCAGTATCACTTGAACAAAAGACATGGCTCTCATGAGCATAGAGCTCCATTGGAATTATACCGAATTTACTTCTACGATTGCCCACCTCTTGATATACAAACAAGGTACCCTTTGCCAGCAGAAAAAGGGCACACATCACCACCAAGGAAAAATTTTAAACTAGAGCCATCTTATATTCTAAGAACAGAACTTCATGAAGAATTAAGGAAGAGTAGAAAAACAGCTCTCAGGATGGGAACACTAGTTGATAGTAAGCGTTGGCAAATAAATGAACACACACTCAAAGATCTTCTTGCTGGCAGAAAAAAATGGGAACAACTAACCAATGATGATTTTCATTACGATATAAAACAAAAAGCTGTAGACATTAAGCTAGGCATGGATATAACTATGCTTGCATATGAAAAATTAGTGGATGTAATGGTTCTGGTAGCTGGTGACTCAGATTTCGTTCCAGCAGCTAAACACGCAAGAACAAAAGGAATAGACTTCATCTTAGACCCATTAAGGCAAGACGTATCACCAACTTTATCTGAACATATAGATGGAATCCAATCTTATGGTTTAATATCTGCAATTGCAGACATACTACAAGTAACTCCAGACCCTGTACCAGATTGGTGGGAAGAGAAAGTAGCCAGATCAGAGGCTAGAAAAAAAACAAGTCAGCGTAGAACAAGACCTAAAAGAAGATAACCCCAGCCCTCCATCGCGAGGGCTTTTTTGTGCCCTCTCCTCTCCAAAGCAGTGATCTACATTCCAATCTGAGATTTTTTTGAAAATAAATTACCTGAAAATACAATAAATTAACACCGCCAGTTATATTATTATCACCTGCGGTGTTGACTTATAAATCACCGCTGGTTATATTTATCACATCGAAGGCAAGGAGCCATAGATAAACAGGATGTTCGCTCTTTTACAATTAGGAACGCTCAGAATAAATTTTCAGAGCAACCACTGAGTGGTTTTTTGGGTGATGGTCGAAAAGACAAGCAGTCGCCTTGTGGGCGAAAGACAGCTACCGGAGGCATCCGGCATCACCACCAAAGATCACTTAGGAGGCAAATATGGCAACGATAACTTTTAAAGAGAACTCAAAAATTCGCAGACGCAGAAAGCAAGGTGAGTTTTTGGATCGAAAGATAGCTATGAGAAGTCGCTCAGTGGAAGAAATATGGGATTCGATATTTGGCGTTGAGAAGGAAGAACGCCCTGTTCTCTCTCTCAAACCAACAAAGCATTATCCAAGTAGAGATAACTGTTGCTTACCTAATGTAGCAGTATATTCAGGAGTTAAAACAAAACAGCCGAGCAGTGAGTTCGGGGTGACGGCGAGATAAAGCCCACGGATGGGCTTAGTCATGAAATCCAAGTTTTGTTTTGGTAGCTTCAAGGAATAACTTAGTAGCAATACTCGCGTTAGCAAATGCATAATCAACCATTCTACTAACAACAGCTTCAGCACCCTTTTCCTTTACCATATCGAGAAGAGTTTTTTTATCTTCATCAGGTAGGTTAACGGCTCGGATCATTGCTTCTAAGTTTTTAATGGTGCTTTCGTGAATTTTTATGTTAACAACGTTTAATTTGTTACCAAGAGTGTCGGCATTAGCGCAATCAACACCATCAGCGGTTAACCCCATTTTGTGAATATTAAAAGAATAGGGTTCATCATCGACAACGCCGATTCTCACAGCACCGTCTTGTACTAACCCTCTTTTTTGCAAGTAGTCCAACTCTCTTGCTAGTTGGTCTTCTCCGAATTCTTCCAGTAACTCGTTAAATTTATCCTGAGTTATTGGTTTCATTAAGAATTCTCTATTATTTAATGCTTGAATAATCATTTCTTGCCTCTCAGATAGAACGTGCATGTTGTTTTCCTTTTTCATTGGTGGGGTGAACACATTGTAATCAATTTCTTTGGTGGGGACTAGAGAAACCACTGACGCCCTAAGTGGATAAATAAACGGGCACAGTTAACTAATTACAGTCCATCAAGGTGGGCTGTGGTGAGTTGATTAATAGATAGGAGATAGAGCAACTATTTCCATTTTGGAAACAGTTGAATTAGTTAATAACGGAGGGAGTATGACAACCCTCGATCAGTAGTAACCCACCATTTAATCATTCATATCGCTATTAATAGTGATGAATACGCACATAAGGAATTAATTATGGGTGATGTAGGAGACGATTTTCGCGCATACAAGGAAATGGTAAAAGAGCGGAAATTAGAGCGACTTAAAAATAATACGGAGCAACTAAAGGATATAGATATTCCGTACACCAGAGATTCAAGCGGAACTATTCACTTTCAAACAAAGAAAGGAAAGGTTCTATTTTATCCAACAACAAACAAATATCAGCACAAGCGAAGCGTTAAACGAGGCGGACTACTTAAGGCTGTTGAGTTAGCAAAACGCCTCGGAATTTAACCTGCCGCACCAACACCAGATAACCACCCTATCGCTCACCTAGCGAGGTAACAATGAAAACTAACTATTACATCACTATGCGTGATTGCATGGCGGTGCGCATCACTACGCCTTTTTTACAACTCGCACGTCAAGCGGCAAGAATAGCCGTCTCGACTAATAACAAGGATGTCTGGCGGCTGGCGAGTCAACTACAGAAGATGGCTTACGGGAGGAAAGTATGTCACTGACTATACGTTACACCTATGCAGATATGACCAGTAGAAACCGAAATAATGGCACGGAAATAGCCTTTCAGAATCTTAACGATGTCCGCATTGAAACAGAATCATTCAGGGAACTTACTCAATATTACCAACCAGAGCCGTCAGAAGTCGTTGATTACATCATTAATCAGTATGACGCAAAGTCACTCGCCACGGCTATTCATCTCTCAGGACGAGGGGAAGTAGTCGCAAAGATACTCAATGAGTTGTATTTCAGGAGGGTTGCGTGATTACCAACACCTACGGACTCAGAAACGACTGGTACGAACGCCAAATGGAAAAGCAGGCGTTTGTTAATTCTCAGGAAGAGAAAATATCAGTTGATGAGGTTATGGATAGCCTACCAGAAGAACTACTGTGCATGGATTTAGCAAGGAAGTTAAATCCGGTATTTGAAATTAGCCCTCAGGCGCTGGATGCGGTTTTAGACGGAATTAGAGCAGCCATTCAGATCGGGATAGATAAAGAGGTTTTAGGATGAAACCCGGTATCTATTACGACATTTCAAATGAGGATTATCACCATGGATTAGGGGTTAGTAAATCTCAGTTGGACGATATAGCAAGAAGCCCTGCGTTTTATAAATGGAAAAAAAATGCACCATTAGACACGGAAAAGTTGAAAGCTTTAGATATGGGTACCGCCCTTCACTGCTTACTTTTAGAACCAGATGAATTTTTAAATAGGTTCATTGAGGCTCCTGAATTCAACAGAAGGACGAAGGATGGTAAGCAGGAAGAAAAGGACTTTCTAAAAGAATGTGATGATTCAGGGAAGACTGTAATGGATTACGAACAGCATCGGAAGCTGAAAATAATGCGTGATAGTGTCCTCGCCCACCATGCGGCAAGGTATTTTCTTGAGGCTGACGGTTATAGCGAAGCGTCAATTTACTGGGAAGATGCAGACACGGAAGAGTTATGCAGAATTAGACCAGACAAGTTTTTATCAAATCAGCCAGTAATTATCGATGTAAAAAAAGTAGCCGATATGAGTCGATTTGATCGTCACATCGAAGAGTTTCGCTATCACGTTCAGCATGCAATGTATCAGGAAGGTTATTTGCAACATTTTGGGGAGTCACCAATTTTCCTCTTTCTTGCTGTAAGCGAAACAATTGATTGTGGAAGATATCCAGTTCACGTCTTTGAGTTAGATTCAGAGGACGTTGATGTTGGGTTTAGTTTATTCAAACAAAATTTACATACTTTTCATGAGTGCCGTATCAATGATGACTGGGGCGGCATAGAACCTATATCACGCCCTGCGTGGGCTAAACGGAGGGATTAATATGTCTCAAGAAATAACAACTATCAATACAGAACATGAGGCTGACACATCAACCGCAATATTCAGCCCATCAGGATTACAAAAGCTTCAGGCATTTGCAGAGATTATGTCTCAAGGTGTTGCTACTGTTCCGAGACATTTAGCAGGCAAGCCAGCGGATTGTTTAGCTGTGGCGTTGCAGGCGGCTCAATGGCGAATGAATCCATATGCGGTAGCTCAAAAGACCCACTTAGTTAATGGCGTGCTCGGCTACGAGGCTCAGCTAGTCAACGCTGTTGTTACAAGTTCAAAAGCTGTTAATGGTCGATTTCATTACCGATATGGCGGTGATTGGGAGCGAATAACGGGAACAAAAGACAAGTCTGACGAAGCCGGGTTATTTGTTCAGGTTGGGGCCATTCTTCATGGTGAGGATGAAATCACATGGGGTGAGCCGCTTTATATGATTGATATCACCACCAGAAATTCACCGTTATGGAAAACAGCACCAAAGCAGCAGATTGCCTATCTAGCAGTTAAGTATTGGGCTCGCCTTTATTGCCCCGAAGTTATCCTCGGAGTTTACACACCTGACGAATTTGATTCAGAGCCTAGAACGGCAAGAGATATAACGCCAAAAACAACAAAGCAGTCACTTAATAATTTGATTAACAACAAGCCACAAAATAATGATGAATCAGAAAAGCCAGTCGATAAACGCACGCCCGATGAGTTGTTATCTGATTTCACTAACGCGGCAAGCAGTGCAAAAACAACTGATGAACTCGATAAGCTTTACAGATATGCAGGTAAATGGCTAGCCAATGAGTCTGATCTGCTCTCAAAGGCGACTGATGTTTATCAAATTCGCAAAGATGAATTAATGGGTGTTATTTAATGGATTTTTAATTTCAAGGATGAAATACACCCTACCCGTTTAACCAAAGGATATAACCATTACTCAGCGCAAGGATGCAAACAGGAGATAGATGTCTCCAACAACTAAACAAAAGAGGATTCAATAATGGCGAATACCGCTAGATTAAGACTGGGCTTCTCACCTTTAACTAAAAAAATAAGCTTAGCAAAAATGAAAGTCGTCAGAGATGGTCTCTTGGTAAGAGTTGGTAATGATGAAAGAGATGTGACAAATGAAGCTGCACAAATGGTCTGGCAATTAGTTATCGCTGAGGGTGGAGAAATCAATTGGAATAGAGAAGATGGAAAGATCATGAAGCTAAAGGCTGAACTGATTGATGACGACAGCTCGCAGAGATGCAATGAAGAGGAATTAATATGATTGAACTACGCAACCAATTTGAACCCAAAGCGAGAAATATATGCTCTTGTTGCGGTGAAGATATTGGAGTTAAAAATCTAGTTTCAGTTGGGAATATTAATATTTGCTTTTATTGCGCGGACTTAGCAAAGGAACTTGCTGATAAAGAGCGTAATGAAGTGGCTGAAAAGGAAATTCAGCAAATGGCGAAGGATTTATCAACTGGTGATGCGGGGTTGATCGGTATGGGAATAGCTACTGCTAGATCACATGCCGAGTGCTTATATAAAGCTGGATATAGAAAGGTGGAGTGATGAAAGTTGAACAATCTCAAGTTACTAAGTTAGTAATAACAGACGTTGAACGGCATGACCCTATCCATGTTTACCTTGAAGATTACAGTGATAATCAAAACGGCCGTGTCACAATTAGCGAAAGCGGTTGTTCATGGTCTTGTTTTTGGGGTTCTATGGGTAGCCCACTAATTGAGTTTATTCAGCGTATCAATAATCACTACTGGATAGGCAAATTAGATTCTAATTTAATCTCTGAGATAGACGCTGATAACGATGCAAATGCTGAATACGCTAAAAAACAAGTTATCAAACTACGCAAAGATGATGAAATAGATAAATACGAAGCAAGGGAATATTGGGATTTAATCGAATTATCAGATGATGTTAAAGATGATTGTTGCAATAGTTTTTTAGGCGGTAAGTTGCTTAGCTTGTTTAGTGATGATGCTTGGTATAACGATTGGCCCACTATTCCCAACCATCAATATCTAAGAATGGAATCACGATTAAATACTGTTCGTGAGGCATTAAAACAAATAAAGGTGGAGTGATGGATAAATACAATAGAGAACAAATGAAACTAGGCGTTCTATATGCTCGCAATCATTTAATTAGCGCATACAGAGCTAACTTTATAGAGTGTGATGAGAAACAGTTTGTAATGTTTATGAACACGTTATCTCATATTGCAAATGAATCCATTGATATTGAATTAATAATGGATAATGTTTTGTCATGTAATGACGAAGCTGAGAGTTGGATTAAAGAAACTCTAATTAAACATTCGAAGTAAACAACCATGCAAATAATCGGATATGTATTACTCATGCTAATACAGGGTTCTGCTGTGCCTGTAACGGAAGATATATACACGCAATCGGAATGCAATAAACGTGCTGAATATTTAATATCAGTGAGGGATGTTGAAGTTGTTTGTGGTGAGGTATGGAATGAAAGATAAATATAGTGTGAACTTGCAAGGTTACGAAGAGGAAGGCTTTGAAATTGAGCCGACAATAAAAGATAAATTTAATTTAAAATCTCCATCGTGGGATATATCAATAACAAAGCAGGATTTGGTTAATATTAAACTCATGATAGAGGAAATATTAGAAAATGAATAAATACACCGAACTCTCTGACTTCGAGATTAATAAAAAGGTCGCTGAAAAGTTAGGTGCAGAATGGTTTGTTACAACCACTGTGTGGGATGAATTAGTTGTCATGGTGGGTAGTAAGTGGTTCAAACCTTGCAATAACCCGTCAGACGCAATGCCGATTATTATTGAGAATGAAATATCGATGATTAAAAGCTCAGGTGGCTGGATGTGTTGCCATGGTTCAGTTGGTCAGGTTGAGCATAAAAACTTATACCGTGGCGCTATGGAATTATTTCTATTAATGAAGGATGCGGAGAATAATCAATGAAACAAGTTCAAGCAATGACGACGCTAGTATTAATTGATGGCGTTACTTATCAAATAGCTCTACCTAAGCAATATGTCTCTCTTCAGGCAAAACAGGCGTTAATGTTTGCTCAGGAGTTCGGTGGAATAATTCTTCCTTGCACGTTTGCTGATATAAAGCCAATGGAAGCAGATGGACTGCCGTTTAATATAGGTGATAGTGGAGCGGAGAATGAAAAAATATGACTTGATATTGTGCGATCCACCTTGGTCTTACAATAACAAAGTATCAAATGGCGCAGCAGATAATCATTACAACACCACCGATTTTTATTCCATCTCCCGATTACCAATAGAAAAACACTCCTCTAAAAATTCCGTACTGTTTATGTGGTACACAGGCAACTTTGCACTCGAAGCAATTAAATTAGCCGAAGCATGGGATTTTAAAGTTAAAAATATGTTCGGGTTCGCATGGGTTAAATTAAATAAAAATGCAGGAGATAGAATAAATAAAAAACCGCCAGAAGATTTCTTTGACTTCATGGAAATATTAAACAATGAGACAAAGATTAATTGCGGTAATTACACTCGTCAAAATATTGAAATGTGTTTAATAGCCACAAGAGGTAATGGATTAGAGAGAAAGTCTGCAAGTGTTCGACAGGTTATATATTCATGTTTAGGCGAACACAGCGAAAAACCAAAAGAGGTACATCATCGTTTAGAGGAATTATACGGAGATGTTCCACGGTTAGAGTTATTCGCGAGAGAGAAATACGGTGATTGGGATGTATATGGCGACCAAGCAAAAGAAAGTATTCAATTAATATAGGTGAATTATGAGATTAATAATTCGCGGTGAAGTTACACCAACAGAAAGGATTGCTATTAATGAGGCACTGGAAGCCCATAAAAAGAAATATAATCGAACAGGAATAATTGTTAGCCACAAAATAAAGATAGGAAAGAATATTTATCCCGTCGAAATAGAAAACTGCCGTAAATCATATATGGTCACTTTGCGTAATAAAAGGCAAAGACTATGAATGCACAGGCAATGGAAAATGCACGACGGCAGATAGCAAAGGAATGCTTAATTGAACTTAGAAGCCACGGAATACCCAACGACAAATTAACCACTCAAATCCTCGATAAATACACACCGAAGTTTAAGCCTCTAAATCACATGAACTATCAGGACAAGATGGTCCTATCGTATTACCTACGGAAATTACAAAAGGAAGAGAAAGATGGATAGAACATTAATGACTAGTGATGAAGTGATGAATAAATTAGGAATCTCATCGCGACAAACTTTATGGGATTACGAGCGAAGAAGAAAGTTTCCTCGCCCTATTAGATTGAGACCTAAAGCATACCTGAGAACAGATGTTTATAAGTGGATTAAAAACGGAGGCGCTAGTCAGATAACTCCCTAA